GGGTCCTTTCAAAGTACATCTTTCCAAACTCTCCAGTCTCCTCATTCCTGCCCACGTGGAAGTGGATGTATGCCTCAATCGCCTGGGCGTGAGCCTGTATGATGTCCTGTGAGTTAGAGGGTATGCCTTTTGTCTTGGTGCTGCTGCCGTATCCTGAGCCTAGGTGCTCAGGGCGGTTTAGCAAGTAGTTGTCGTACCCACGCTGCTCGAAGTACCTAGCGATGCCGTACTTGTTGTTCTCGATAAGGATGCTATATCCGTAGAACTTGGCGGCCATCAAAATGTCCTCGTAGAAGATTTTCGCCAGCGGGGGACGCGAGGCGTACTCTGCGACGAACATATTAGCAGGATGCTGCAGGTTAAACTTGTTGTAGAGATGGCACGCGCCCTTAGAGCCGCGGCCATCCACCGTGGCGTCGATGTCATAGGAGTCTACCCCTCCCACGCCAAGCCAATTGTTCTGTGGTCCTGATTTGTTGCGAAGCTCAAAGGGGGGCATCCACGTCACGCGCCACCGCCCGTTGGCATCGGGCTTAAAATACACCTCGGTGTCCTGCTGTCCGTCCTTCCATACGAAGTTACCCTGTAGCACGGGGTTGGGGTACAGCTCTTGGTTGTACTGCACCTGCTCGTAAATCTTTTGCACGTTGAAGACCGATGACTTGGCGCTGTCCCTGAATGCTTCCGCCTCGGTAAAGGGGAACTGGCGTATCACCTCGTTGAGCTCGTAGCTGTCATCCACCAGCGCCTTCCTCTCGTTCTTTAGGAATGTCTTAGCGCCGATTACCACCTCGTTGCCGTCGATGCCCTCCACCATAGACTCAGGGTCATCTATCACCGCCCTTCCGTGCACGTCGAAGAAGCCTTCTAGCGCCTCGTAGGCGGGGACGAACAGCTTATAGAGGCCGCTCTTTGTCCTTCCGTTTTCGTTTCTTATGGTGGTGTCGCTGTTGGTGACAAGGTCTCGGAACTGGCGACCCCCTTTATCGAGGGGGTTGACGGTGCTTCCCACGATGGCCTTGCCGACGATGTTCCTACCCACGAGAAGGCAGGTGCGGTGGATGCGCCACGACTCCCGTATATCGGTAGGCTTCTCCCACTTGCCCGCCTCGTCCATATAGAGGATGTGCAGCTTCTCCCCGTCATAGGCGTTGTTGGTGGTGTTCTTCCAGTTGATGACCGTGTTGAGGGCGTCGCCACGGGTGGCTGTCTTCACCTTCTTGGTGATGCGCTTGGAGGGCTCGCGGAAGGCGAGCTCCATACGCGGGTTTGTCGTTCCGTCCTGGATGGGCTTGAAGAAGAACGGCAGCGACTTGTATATCGGCATCACCTTCTTCATAAAGATGTTCTCCTGCGCGTCGCCTCCTGTCTTGGACATAATGCCAAGCAGCTTCTCCTTCACCTGCGACCCTTCGTTCACCAGCACCGAGGAGCTCATCTGCGTGTATCCCGAGCGGCGGCATTTCACATACACCTGCCCTAGGCATCGGTTGTCAACACTACAGGCCTCTAGGTGGGTGAACAGAAGCCTTTGGAACTCTAGGAACTTAGGATACCCGATGTCAATCTTAGACCACTGCAGGAAGAAGTAGTGGTTACCGGTGATGTAGGTGGGCACGCCGTTGTTATAGAACCACAGCCCTTTGCGGCGGCGTTCAAACTCCTGCGAGATATATGCGGTGTACCTCTTGCGGAACTCCTCGGGTATCGCCATCCACTCGTCCATCCCCTTTATGCGCTGCAGCTCTTCGGGCATCTCCTGCCTTGTCCAGAACTGCTCGCTATTGGGTTTGTCGTGGAATAGGATTTTTTTCTTGATAGGCCTTACCGGCAGCTGTATGGGTAAATCGCCGATAACCTCGATATCACCGCTAGTGCTATCGTGGCATATATTGACTACAAACCCATTGAAGTCATCATGCGTTACCAGACCAGCCATTATCTATGGCTTGTCGGCAGGGCGCTTGATTACATATACAAACACCCAGTTTTCACCGAGAGTATTGCTCTGCGAACCCGCCGGAGTAGTCTTTTTGTTCTGTGATTTCCCCATGTTCGTGAAGTTGATTTATGATGGTCTGAAGCTTCTCTCTTTCTATAATAAGCTCTTTGGCGTCTATCGCCGTTTGCTTTATCGACTGCAGCTCCGCCTTCCTCTGTGAGCCCGAGAGCTCTTGGTCCACCGGCTTCTGAATCTCCTGAATCATATTCTCGATGGCTATCTCCATTGCGGCGATAAGCCTATTGGCGGTGCCGATGTTGTCAAAGCTGTTCTTGGACTTGTGCATATATGTGTACTAGTAAAACTCGGTATAACAGCTCCCCGTCTACCTCCATGGAGTAGTCGGCGTTCTTTTGTATGAACACCTTGTCTCCGGGGTGCAGGCCAAGCTCCTCAAGCTTGGCTGACGGGTACTTGATGTATCCATACTGGTTGTAGGGCTTCTTCTGCTGTAGTATCTCGAGGACGTCGCTTTTTAGCTCGTCCTCCTGCGGTGCTGGCGTCAGGAATATCCAGTCCCCAAGAAGGCGTATCTCCTGTGTGTCCTTGCATTTGTAGGCATAGGCCTGGCAGCTGTGGGGGTCGTATCCACCGTCCCACCGCACGTAGTACAGGTCTTCGTCTCCGTATACAAACTGCCCGCGGCGTAGGTTGGTGTCTTTTAGCTGTTGGTTGCCGTATACCATGTGGTTACCGCCTATCACCACGTGATGGTGGAAGTACAGGGTGTCTCCTGTCTTCACCCCTGTCTTATACAGCTCGGGGACTCCCACCACCTCGCCTTCGTGGGCTCGGTGTGCGAATTCGTTAAACCTATTGTCCAGGTACATCTCCTGGCCCGCTATCTCGATGGTATCGTTGGTAGCCTTTGGTACTTTGACTATAAAAAATCTAATTGGCTTCATTAAAAATCACAATCATGTTCAATTAAACAAGGCATTTCGTCAATGGTCTTCCATAGCATGATGCCCTTATCCTTGCTGTAAATATAGATAAGATATCTGCGAATTCCATTTTTTGAAAGCGCTCGCTCATCTTGAATGATTGAGTCGACTACCGCGTCTCCTGTTTTTTGCCCGACGAAGTACGCCATGGCATCCTTGGGGTTTTGCCCCACAACGATTTTTCTAATAAGTTCCATTTAATTTCCATTATTTTTTTAGCCAGTATTCAATTGAGTCTGTCGGCAGTTCGTCGTCGTCATCCTGTGAGACAAAGTTATGCGCTACTACGTTAAACATCATATTTAACTCTTCAGATTCGTCGACACTGTGTCCCGCTATAAACTCATATTTTGCCGATTCCGAGTCTTGGTCTTCATCACAGACTAGGCCAAAGCAGTAGGTGGCCATAAAATCTTGCTCTAGCTTGTTTGATTTGATTATATCAAAGATTTCGTCAATCTTCTCCCTTATATGGATAAAGACTTCTACGCGCTTTTCTATGTTCATCGCCTTATGGCCTAGAATGCGTCGCCGAGGTTGGTAACGGTAAATGTGGTCTCAAGTCCAACAGTTGCTGCTGATGTCGAGGAACATCTTAGGCCAATATCATAGGGTATACTTGCGTCTGCATAGAAGAAGGTCCTGACCGTGACGAAGTGAGTCCCAACCTTTGCCGGCTCAACATCTTTTGCTAGCACAAGGCTTCCAGCTCCATCGTTTAGGAATATTGAGGTGGTGAGGTCTGGGGTTCCTGAAGCTATGGTCCACTGAACTGAAGCGACTACTTCATACATCGCCTGAGTGCTCAGGCGAAGGTTGTTGCGAACGCCTCCAGAATCGACAAGAGATATGGATGAGGAAGCTCCACCGAATGTAACACATGAGGTCGCGGGGTCGGTCGAGCCTGTAGAGGGCTGGTTTGCTATCTCTGCAAACCCTATAAAGGTATTTGCAGTTCCTATTGAAGTGGTAGCCTCTGGGCGTGCTAGAAATAGATTGGGAACCACTGTGGCTCCTGAGTTCACCACGAAGTCAGACAGGTCTAGCAGGGTTATGTACTTGTATGCGCTAGCGGACTGGTCGTATATCAGGAACTTATCGGTCGTTGCCGCGGTCGTTTCTGTAAGCTGTGAAAGTGAACTCGCCGCCAGTAGCCCTATAGTGCTACCTGTCGCTCCTACTGGTGAGTTTGCTGTTACCGATGTGGTACCGATGGGGTTGGTGCTTAGGTTACGCTGCACGAACACCCCCGTTGAGCTCAGCATAAGCGCCGTAACGTCGGTTGTGGAGGTGCTGACGGTGCCTGTGCACTTGAACTCGCCCGTAGACTCCACCGTATCGGTAGAGAGCTTTAGCGCCGTGTTGTTGCCTGCGCCGTCCTGAACCACCTGTTCTGCTGATGATGCCGCAGATGTGGCCATCTTCAAAAGAAGTGAGAAGCTATCTTTAATTTTTGTTCCGCTGAGAGTCGCCATTTGATTACTTTTGAAACAAAGATACTGATATGCCTAAAAGTAGGGTTAGCCGAAAGAAGTTGTTCAGGGAATTCTCCAAAATTGACCCAAAGTTTATTTTAAGAAACGACCTGAAGTACATTACGTTTATGTATCGTGATGCAAAAGAGAATCACGACCTCAACCCCACGGAGTTGGATAT